ACATTGAGTGTAACAGTTCTACTGGTAAATTCCCAGATCCAGACGTAAGAGGTGACGCGTGTTTCCAAATTGCTATTTCTTTGTGTAAATTTGGTAACGATGAACCCTACGATAAAACATGCCTTTGCTACAAAAAAACTGATACAAACCTAGAAGGTTCTACTATTATTAGTTTTGACACGGAAAGGGAGATGCTTGAGGCATTTCAGAAGTATATACATGAGAAAGATGTAGACATCATTACTGGTTGGAATATTTTTGGTTTTGATCTTAACTACATTTACACGAGGGCGTTTATGACTGGTTGTAACCCTGAATTTTTCAAGATGGGTAAATTGAAATCACAGACATGTGAGATTTCCATCAAGAAGTTGAGTTCAAGTGCTTTGGGTGATAATGTACTGAAACTGCTCCCAATGAGTGGTCGCTTCATTTTTGATTTGTTTCATGAGGTAAAGAAGGGGTACAAACTTGACAGTTACAAACTCAATGAAGTTTCCAAGCTCTATCTTGGAGATCAAAAGATTGACATGGCTCCAAAGGAAATGTTTGCTCGGTATCTAGAAGGTGATCCTGTGAAGCTACGAGAAGTTGCAGAGTACTGTATCAAGGATACACTATTGCCACACAAACTCATGAAGAAGATGTGTATCCTACTCAATCTCCTTGAGATGGCTAAAGCTACTTGGGTACCACTGTGTTTCCTTGTAGAACGGGGGCAACAGATTAAGGTCTTCTCCCAACTTACAAAGAAGGCTCGTGAAATGGGATTTATGGTACCAACCATTCGCTGGGGACAGTTACCCGAGGAACAATACGAGGGAGCAACGGTTCTAGAAGCCCAAAAGGGTGCCTATTACACTCCGATTACCGCCCTAGATTTTGAGGCTCTGTACCCGAGTATAATGATGGCTCACAACCTCTGCTACTCCTCGTATGTCATGAATGAGAAGGACTATGGCAACATACCTGGTATTGAATATGAAACGTTCAAGATTGGTGCAAAGACTTACAAGTTTGCACAAGATGTTCCTAGCCTCCTACCGGCTATCCTTCTAGAGCTTAAGCAGTTCCGTAAAAAGGCTAAGAAGGATATGGCAGCTGCGACGGGTTATATGAAAGAGGTCTACAATGGTAAACAGTTGGCATACAAAATTAGTATGAACTCAGTCTACGGATTTACTGGCGCTGGTAAGGGTATTCTTCCATGTGTACCTATTGCGTCTACTACAACCTTTAGAGGTCGCGCAATGATTGAAGAGACTAAGAACTATGTTGAAAAGAACTTCCCGGGTTCAAAGGTTAGGTATGGTGACACGGATTCGGTAATGGTTGAATTTGATGTGGGTGATCGCAAAGGTGAAGAGGCTGTTAAGTATAGTTGGGAGATTGGTGAGAGAGCTGCCGAAGAGTGCTCAGCTCTCTTCAAAAAGCCTAACAATCTAGAGCTTGAGAAGGTATACTGGCCTTATTTCTTGTACTCAAAGAAACGTTACGCTGCTAAATTGTGGACGAAGGGTAGGGATGACCAGATGCATATGGACTACATTGATATTAAGGGACTCCAAGTTGTTCGTAGAGATAATACACCCCACGTTAGGGAAGTCTGTAAGGAACTCCTAGATGTTGTACTGACCTCAAGTGACACTGGACCACCAAAAGAGCTTGCGAAGGAGCGCGCAGTTGAACTCCTCTCGGGTGATGTTCCAAATGAGAAATTGGTTTTGAGTCAATCCTTATCCGATAGTTATAAGGTTTCTGGACAATCCGTATCTATAACAAGTCCTGAGAGCTGCAATATCAATCAAGCACATGTTCAGGTTGTTAATAAGATGAGGCAACGTAAACCCGGGTCTGAACCACAATCTGGTGACCGTGTTCCATACCTACTTGTAAACACGGGTGACCCTAAAGCTAAGGCTTTTGAAAAATCAGAGGATCCAAAATATGTTGAAGAGCAAAACCTCCCAGTTGATTATAAATACTACTTCATCAATAAGTTTTTAAATCCTGTATGTGATCTACTTGATCCACTATTTGAGAACACGAAGCAGGAAATCTTTGGTGAATTGATTACCCAATGCAAACCACCACCAAAGAAGCGTGAACCTCCCCTAAGTACTATGAAGAAAGTTGATCTGATAGAGGAATGTAAAAGACTTGGTCTAGATTTTGATGGTAAAATCACGGATCTAAAAGATCGTATAAAAAATGCTCGTGTTCAACGAGAAGAAAGTGTTGAAGACATATTTAAAAAATACGAACAAGAGATAGATAAGTCATGAGTCTTAATGAAAAAATCGCGGATCTGTTGGAGGAAGAATTGAAGCTGCGCATGGATCTTTTATTGACTGAGTACGCGGAAACGATATCTAAAAAATACCAGATATCGTTACAGCTACTTCTAAAAGATATTCCATGTGTTTCCGTAACAAGTACATGTATGGGAACAAAACCAGATGGTTCTAGATGTACTTTCAAGGGTATTCACAATGGATATTGTGGGAAACACCAAAAACAAGGTGAAAAAATTAAACAGAGATTTCATGAGACTTTCAATGGTCATACACATGGCCCAGGTCTTAGAAATGTTGCAGGGTGTCCGGCTTGTGAAAGATCTTTTTCATCGAATAGGCTTATAGATTTAGACTCCTTATTAAATAATGAGTAAATCCGATATTCTACTAACATCAATAAACAATTTTTACAGTGAAGAAGACAACCGATCCAAGTTATTGAATATACTAGACAAAACAAGTGGTATTTCATTGAGAAATCTCGAATGGTTTATCACTAATTACGCTAAGAAAAATCATACATCTTACAAGACGAGTGATGGGAAAATATTCACTGTACATTATGCTTATAAGTCTAGCTTAGATGGCTATTCAAAGAAACTTTTTGATCCTTTTTGTAGATCTCAGAAGTTTCCTTATTCAGTGCCAGGTACATCTCATGAAATTCATACGACTTTAGCACAGCTAAATTTCATCAAATGGTGTATCAAGAATAAGATTATAGATTACATCAAGGATCATAGGAGTTCCTTGTTTAATAAGCAACAGGTATTACCCGCCCCCCTTCAAATATAAATGTTTGATAGCCGGTATAATACATGTGGAGAGCATACGTATTTGACGATGTATCCACCTTGGTAGTATCTAAATTCACTTCAATATTTGTTTTGTCGGATTGAATCTCTCCGAAATCCAAGTTTCCCGATGGTTCCACGTTGATAGGATTCATCGAGAAACTGTATGTGTATATATTCCTAATAGGTCTGGATAATCTTGACCTATAGGGGATTAGATATTTGTAATAGTTGTGATTCGTGTTTGTAACATTTGGTAGTCTCGTTCCATTTATGTAAAAGCTTGCATCTTTCATAATGGGGTTGAAGAAGGTTAGCTGATCATCAAAACTGACATTCGACGAGAAGTTGAAGCGATTTTGGCAAAAGTACAACTCTTCATCATTTGTGGGAAGATCAAATACCTGTGTTTGGCCCACGTTGTTGTTGAAAGTTGGAGACCCAACAACTAACCTTAAACCTTCGTCAGACATGGACATGGAGCCACCACTCCCATTTCCACCCATATCACGATGTAATCTATCCCAAGCAGGTACATTGGATACCCGTGAATAATTATAGGCTCTCGATCGATTTGCGGTTGGTGTACCCACAGCGACTCGTGTACCGGTATTTGAAACTGACACTGATGTACCAGATTGTTCATTGACAACTGTTCCATTAATATTTGGTCCAATTTGTATCCACGCACCACTACCACTTGTGCTATAAAAGAACACGCGCGCGTGTCCAGCATTTGAGCCACCGGTATCATTTTTTGGTGCACCACCAATTAGATAAAGACCGTTTTTAGAAAGATCCACGGATGTTCCAAATTCGTCACCTGTCGCAGAACCATCTAGATCAACGCCGGCGGGTCGTTGTACCCAAGCTGTTCCATTGTATACAAAAGCTCTAATATGTCCTCTACTTGACTGATGACCGGGGGCACCCACAGCTACTACACTATCATTACCACCACTCGTGAAAGGATCAGAAAGAGATACAGCTGAACCAAATTTATCACCACCACCAGCGCCATCTATATTTGAACCGGTTTGTTGCCACCCCGGGCCAATAGTGTATGTCCAAACCTGTACACGACCTCTATTAGTAAAACCAATCTCTGTAAAATCTGGTGCACCTATGGCAACGCGAGTACCATTACTGGATAAAGAGACTGAAGTTCCAAATTTTTCACCAGCAGTTCCTCCATCAATGTCACTCCCCAATTGACCCCAAGCTGTTCCATTGTATTGGTAGACTCTGACATGTCCTTTACTGCTATCGTGAATTGGTGCACCCACAGCAAGGGCTGTACCTGTGTTAGATAAAGAGACGGATGTTCCGAATAAGTCTCCGTCACCCGCGCCAATCAGGTCGGTACCTAATTGGGTCCAAGTTCCTGAAATAAGTTTGAATACCCTAACGCGACCCTTATTTTGATTGACGTTATCTGGAAATCCATTGTTATCTTCATCAACTTGTAATTCATACTTGGGTTCACCTATGGCTATAGTAGTGCCATCGGGTGACAGAGCCACTGAGTATCCCGAATCATCGTTTGCGTTAGTACCTATGATGTTGGCACCTATCTGCTTAGGTTCGAGGGCCACGCTCTCATCCACGTTCTCAAATTTGGTATTTCTCAAGAACCAATGAAGACATTTCACTGGAATGTTAGGGACTAGGTTTGTACGAATCATATTTTTACCAAGTTCACTCACGGTTGTTGGATGTTTACGAACTAGATCAGTTACAACAACTTGTCTTTCATGACTGAGATAATTCCTCTCTTCGGGGCTCACTGTGATTTCCTCAGTAATAAGTTTGAAATCATCTAGAATGAGGGTATCTAATGTATCTGTGAAGAAAGATTGTTTATGAAACTCTAGTACAAACTCAATTTTCTGTTTATGTACGGCACATGTAGGGAAGTAGGGTCTATTTGGTTTATTAGTTGTGTACTCATCACTCGCGTATTTACGAGCAAAGAAGAACTGCATAGGTATCATTAAATCTGTCTCAAGTCTTGAGACAGAGTCAGTTGTAGTAGAGTCATCGAAACCAATACTTCTATTTACAAGAAATCTATTTGCTACTTTTTCAGACATTTCTAAATAAAGTTCATCGTATATAATTCCCCAATCACTCTCAATCTTTTCCATCTCTGTATCATCTACGAACATAGATACACTTTTGAGAATATGCCTTCCCAACTGATCCGCGTAGTTTCCATTTGTGATCTTAGGCATTTTTATACTCAACCACATATTGCTAAGCAAGTCGCCCATATTTTGGGGATTAAACTGAATCTTTATGGTTTGTCCAAAAGGCCAATTAGGGATTTGTCCCGGATTGATTACATTCTTACTCCTGTGATATTTTCGAAAGTCAGAATGCCTTCTTGTAGTATTCGGGTTAAAAAACGACTCCGCTGGATCCTTGCAAAGCAAGTATGTATCTTGCTTTCCAATAGCTTTAAGTGAAATTTTTGCCGCTTCACCCATACTTATCTATTGTCTACATATTTTTAATATCATTCTTCCACATACTGATAGGAGAAGTAGACTTCATAATTTCAAGTTCTGTTTTTGCCTGTTTGGACTGTGCCAAAAGCTCTCTGACACTCTCATCTGTGTACTGAACTGTCTTGATGTTTAGAAGATAGTCATAGCTTCCATTTACTTCTGGGAACAGACCAGACAATTGGTTTTCAAGATCCTGCTTTTTACGACGGAAGACCACAATGTCTCCATTGATGACCATAGACACAAAGCGAGACTTGTAGTCACACATCTTAGATTTAGCCTCAAGAACCTTGATTAGATACTCTTTCCGCTTATTGTAATATTCGCGACGGAGGGTGATAAAGTCCTTCAAGATCATCTCAGGGCTTTCGTACTTATGAATACCCTTGGTGGGATGGAATAGATGCATATTTGATGTTCGAAAAGTCTTTTGAAGTTTGAGATCCTTAACAGCATCTTTGCCATTGTAGTCTTGAATGAGGAAATCCACATTCTCGGTTGTACTGTTATTTGTGAAACCACTGATGATTTTCTTTTCAACGAGAGTATCGAGGTGTTCCTTGTAATCCTGGGTCCAGCGTCCAGGTGGTAGCTCAGTCACCTTAACTGTCCTTCCAATGGTGCTCCATACACCTTGGGTCATCCATGAATCATCATCTTGTTCAAACACTTTTCCCTTGAAACCTCTGAACCAAGGCTTCATCCTTTTGATAGGGTTACCATCAAGGAAGTTGAGGATATTGTCCCGAATATCTCTGGGGTTAAATGGGGGTACATAGCAGCTGAAACCGGTGCCAATACCCTCTGTACCATTGACCAAAACCATGGGCATGGTAGGCATGTAGAACTCGGGTTCAATCGAGCGACCATCATCATCCAAATAGGTGAGAATCGCATCATCACGAGGGTCAAATACATTCCTCGCTTCAGGTGTCAATCGCGTGAAAATGTATCTTGTCTGGGATGCGTCTTTCCCACCCATAAGACGGGTACCAAATTGACCACAAGGTTCTAGGAGATTCAAATTGTTGGAGCCCGTATAGTCATTGGCTAACTTCACAATTGTATCAGCGAGGGATACTTCACCATGGTGGTAAGCACTCTTTTCTGCCACGTATGCAGCCAATTGAGCTACTTTCATCTCCGCAGTCAAATTCCTTTGAAAACAAGAATACATTACCTTACGCTGTGAAGGTTTGAGTCCATCACAAACGTGGGCAATAGAACGCTTCAAATCAGCGAGCGAGAAGTTCACTAGATCTTTGTGAACAAAGTCTGTGATAGCCAGTTGTTTTACTTTCCCGTAAGGTACTTCAAGTTCATTGGCTTCTTTGGCTGTACTCTCTAGAAGCCATGTCTTACGGTCATCAGCCTTCTTCTTGTCAAATGCCAAGGTAATAGACTTATCAGACATTACATCTGTATTAAACTTGACGGTAAGGTCTTCAATCTTCTTGAAGTACTCCCTAGCCTCCACAGAAGTTGAGGTACCCAAACCCTTGTAGTACTTGATACGCCAACCAGATTGTCCATTTCCAT